CGTAATTAATCTCAGGTGAGCGTGTCGGGAAAAGAATTCATTAATTACTCTAAAAAGTGAGAAAATCCCTGGTGAGAGGCGGTTGATTTATGGCTACACAATCAGGATCAGCAGGCGCAAGAGTTCATTTGTCTTTATTCAATTTAATAATTGAAGTAGAAAGTGATGCAATTTATCCCGATCAGATGCACGATATGACTAATAGGGCTTTGGGTTTATTTGAAGGAGCGCTAGAAATCTGCAAAATAAACAATCTAGATATTAGAACTGATGATGTAGATGATTTTATTGAGGGTGAAGATGTGTAAAGATTGTGGCAATTGCAGTTCTGAACATTCACGGACAATAGATGATGCCGTAGATGCTTTAGATAATTTGCCAATTTAAATAGAAGTCCAACCAATATAGCCTGCGTTGGGATTATCTTTTTTCCATTGATCCATTAATTTATTTTGCTTGTTCCAATCTAAATCATTGCTTGGGTTGCCACATAAATTACACAATTCCGTACCCATGTTTGTGTAAACATGTTGGCAAATTAATCCAGCCATACTTTATATGCCGCAGTTACGCGACCTTTTACGGGATCAATAAAATGTAATCTTTGTGATGGCGTTGCGCTAGCGGCCAACATAACTCCTGCGTATCTATTTTCTGACTCTGTTGATCCAGTTTGAAATACAGATCCTTCACCGTTAGCCAAAGCCCACTCAGCATGTGTGTGGTAATGGCCAATGTAAACATCTCTAAAATCCCAAGGATAAGCGCCTGACCGCCAACGGTTTACATGCTGAACAATTGCACCAGGAGATGCAAAACCGTTTCTACCAACTTCATCACCGTGAATTAATAATGCTTTGTAATTGCCGATCTCTACCCGTTGAATATCATCAGGGCAATCTTTCCATTCTAAACGCTTTTCATCTTTAAGTAATTGGCGTGCTAATTCATAACACATGCGATCAAAGTTATCTGATCTAGGAACATTATCTCGCTTAGATCCTATGCGCCCATGGTTACCCCACTCTGCAATGACCGTAACTTTTTCATAATTAGCGAGCGCAACACGCACTAAGTCCATACATAAACGGCTTACATTTACATATTGTTCAAACAATGTGCTATCAATTTCAAATACTTGTCCTGGAAAATTAAATAAACCTTCAACCATGTCACCACCAAACATAATGGTGCAATCTTTTACAGCGTGATCCGCTCTTTGAATTTCTGTAATTCTTACAGCCTTAGCCGCAAATTCTAAAACTCTTTCACGCATAACTTCTGAGTTGTAACTGGGTGTTCTTTTAGCGCCTTGCCAATCTGTCATGTGCCATAAAGCAACTTCTGCTTTTCTGCGGGCATCAACAGGCGGTGGTGTAACTGGTGGCACTTTGCCCAATGTCAGCATGGCATCATGTGCGCCCTGGTAGGTACTGCTAACTAAATCTTCTGTGCGTTCCTTGGCTTTCTTTAATTGTTTTTGCAAACGCATCATTGCCGCACGCAATTCTTTTACATCTTCTGACTCAACACCTTCAGGGAATTCTTCTAATCGTTTTTCAAGACTCATTGTTAAACACTATTGCCTTTCCGTGGTGGATATAACCTTCTTTGTCCAACCAAGAATCTTCATGTTTAGGATTGGCTGTAATTCTTATTGATTTAGCGGCATCAAACATCAATGCCACTATCTCAGGTTCAATATCTTCAATGTCTAATAAAGCGCCCCACATGCGCCCAATAGATATAAAGTTTTTGTGAGCGCTTCCGTATTCACTTTGGCGATCATCAAGAATTTCTTTTACTCTTTTGGACACTTACAAGTTCCCGTTCTGTGCGTTCTGATTGTGTCAGCACTGCACTTGTGTCCATCTGCTCTAAGCGCTTGAACTAATAAATTGACTGGGTAATTTTTTGCCCATGCGTCATCTAAAGTTTTTTGATCTTCTTTATTTAAACTTTCATAAAGAGCCTGGTAAGCACATTTACCCAAACCGTTATGTACCTTTCTTGAATCCAAGATTGACTGTATTGCTTTGTCTAATGCCATATAAACCTCCCACGCATAGATTACAGCATGATCTCTAAAAGCAAGAAAGCCCCGCCGTAGCGGGGCGTTTCATTATGCCTTCTTTTTAGCGGACTTTTTCTTGTCTGCCTTCAGCAATTTATTGAGTTCTGCTGTTACTGCATCAGCAACAAAGCCAAATGCGGGATCTTTTACATTGATTGCGCGGATTGCAGGCCCTGCGGTAGCGGCTAACGCGGCAATCAAAATAGCCTTAACACTTGTTTCTCCCGTGCCGTAAACAGCAACACCAGCAACAATTAATGATCTTGTATATGAGGCTAATGCGGCTTTTATTTTGTTGTTCATTTTTGCTCCTTTGGGCGTGCTATCGCCATGATGGTTTTGTAATCACGCTTGCGTAAATAATACCCGTCACCGTTGCTTTGGCTACCTGACTTTCCGCTAGATGTATTACCCTCATACACCTGAATGTATTTAAGCGCGGTGTTATGCCATTTAACTATGCCCACATGGTCTGCGGCGGCATCTTCATCAAATTGAAAGAACACAAGATCTCCTGCTTTAGCCTGACCAATAGGCACAATTTGATTATTTTTAGTTAAATATTTAAGCCAAAGGTCACAAGATGCGTAACCTTTTGGTTTATCAGATACAGATTTAATAGCGCCAGCATCAAAAAACATTTTAGATGCGGCCATGGCACACCAAGGTTGATTGTTTAATCCAAACCATTTGCCAAAGGTAGTGTCATTGTTTGGGCCTTCTGTGTAATTTAATGATGCCTTGCAAAGTTCCATTACCTTAGATATATCTATTGCCATGATTAGCCTTTCTTTTGATGTGTAGGTTTATAGCGTTCTACTTTTGTTTTAATTCTGCCATCTTTGCGTACTTTAACAATCCAACCATCTTTAATTACTGTGTCATTAAAAGAGTGTTTACTTTTTGCCTTTTTCATTTTCTGCCTCCGTAATTGTTTCATCATTTTGGATAGGTTTAGGTTTACTTTTTAATCCGTTGGCGCTTAATATTCCTGAAAGCGTACCTGTTAAAAATACGCAAAGAGTAGAAACAAGATCTATAAATGCCGCATCATTAGGTGCTTGCGCCATTGGCTGTGTAATAAATAACAAAGCGTAAAGCATAGAAAAAACAGATCCAGCAAAAACAATAGCAAGCAAAATTCCTATTGTGACTATTAAGCGAGCGTGTAATTCTTCAGGTGTATATTTTTTTCTAGCCATTGACCGTTTCCAATTCAGGTAATAAATCTTTGGTGCATAAACCAAGCGCTTCACATTGTGGTGGATTGCACTCAGGGTTTTGCCAGTTTTCAAATTTTTGACATGGATAACGCACCCACCCTTGATACCCACAACCACTTAATAATAATGTTAATGCTATGCTTCCCGCTATAACTTTATACACTTTTGGCTTTAAGAATTGCAAGATCGGTAATTACTGATTGTTGATTTTTGTAAACTTCTTTTAACTGTTGTTCCATTCCTCTACCGTCATTAAACAATGCGTATTCAATTCTATTTAATTTTTGATCTTGCAGTGTTAAACGCTCATCAAGTTTGCGCCATATTTTAAAAACACCAAACGGTAAAGCAAATAAATATGTAATTAATTGCGCAATAATTAATGCTGTATCCATGTCAATTTTCATGGCGTAATAATAACTTATGCTAAGAAATACATACCTGTAAAATAAAAATAATCTGCAACTTGTAATGTGTGCGGGCTGTTGTGATCCATTCTAGCCATAGTGCCGTTAGCCTGCGGATAATAAAGTTCAGCCGTTGATGAACTAGGTACAACATCTAAATAAAGTAAATAATGATCACCGCTTGCTATGTGATGTAATCCTCCAGTTACTAAATTATGAATACTAGGGGTGAGGCTAGGGGGGAGAGTTAATGAATAATTACTAGTACCAAAGTTTGTAACATTTGTTCAATTAGCTTGTATTGTAAAAAAT